GAGCTTGGCAAGTTTTTCCCGCACTTGATGTAGAGTCAGAAACATGGGCTAATTGCATCCATAATCAATTATTCTCATCTATTAATCGACAGACTAAGAGCAAAGGAGTACCCGATTAATTTAAGATATAGCAGTTCATCTAATTCACCGATCAATTTATTTATGAGAATTATCATCCTAGCTGAATTCCCTTGCACCCGCTGGAGATTGAACATAAGGCGTACGAAAGATTAGCCAAAATACATAACCGATAAGTTGCTTCGGACACAATTGAAATGTTAAATAAAGCAGTTTTAAATGGAGGAGTCAATACTAAATCAAATATTTTTATTAAGAATGAAGTATTACCTTCAGGTGGACAACCGAGATTAATTGCCGCCAGAACTAACGAACTCAGAGCTGTGAGTGGCGTAATATATGATGATGTCGCAGAGCAGGTCTACTAATCAAATCATATGATTAAACACTTACGCCAGTCTGAGGTCGCTTCCACTATAATACAGAGATTGCGTGGCAGTCCTTATGTGGTTTGCATGGATGCATCATCTTATGACAGTAGCCAACGAGGACAATTATGGCAACTCGAGAAAAGACTTATTGAGCGCATCATGCCATACTATTCTGATACGTGGAACTCAATATCTCTTAATTACAATAGATTGTAGTCCCGATGGTTTCAAGCATAATCCCCAACTTGTAGAAACTCGGGTGAGATGACCACCTCTCTTACTAACACATTATTAAATAAACTTATAATATTGTTCGCATTTAGAAAACACTAGCATTTATTATACGATTTCTTTGTAGAAGGTGATGACAATATTATAGGTATTAATGATTTATCTGCGGTTCAATTACTTATTGATGCTTACTCACAGCTGGGAATTTCTCCGACTATTGAATATTGTGGCTCGTTTGATGGTTCTACGTTTTGCAAGATGATTTTTAAATACTACAAGGGGGATTACATCGCATATAAACTGTTAGGACCTAGTTTACACAAGCTTGGATGGAAGGTTATTGCGCCATAAAAGAATCGCATGGACATCAGGAACCGCTTAACTAGCTTCTATGCCACTTACGAGGGTTCACAGAAAATTGAGAAATTATGTTATGCCTACGCCAAAGCAGCGAACATTGATTTTGTTAAGGCAAAACTTTCAGACTTGACCGTAGATTAAGCAGCACGTTACGAGTATCATTGGCGTGGTTATATGTCTGGTTAATACATAGATGAGGTTTACGGACACGCCATAGATGATATAATCAAGCAAGTCTAACAGAGAAAATGGACTATTAAGACTCCAAAAATTATCAAGGAAGAATTACCAGGTTAGGGTAAGAGCTTAACACCAGTATTTAAAGATTATGGCCTCGCGCGACATGCTGCAGGCAATTGGTTGGGTAGTATTAAATAAACAGAGTCGGTTGATTGACAAATGGCAGAAATCACGACACAAAAGTTAATCGATGAAATCAATTAAGGATTGAGATAGTAGAACCCAGTAAGCAGATCTTTGAGTAGAGAATTATTAGCTTTGTTTAAGATTGCGTAGTCTGGGAATTTGCAGGCATCAGATTATGAGTCACTTAACTTTATTGATTTCGTTGATATTGGAGGTAAGAAGCAGCCAGTTTACATATTGAAGGACGAAAATGATTAAATTTATCCGTTGTTGAAACCCGCCGCTTGTCTTTTCATTGGTATGCATATGAAACCCGGGTTTTATAAGAAATTGAGGTAAGAAAAAGGATTAGTCGGAGCTAAATTTGCAATAAAATCTCTCACCGCACACAATTCTAAGTTAGGTCTGAATTGGAGTGTTTTAAGACAACGTTTCGAACGGCAAGAAGGATAATAATTCTAGAATTCGGAGTACAAGAATTACTTGAAATATGCTGTTGAGAACACGCCATATGCTCAGTTGGCTTAAGAATGCCTGTAAAAATTTACCATGAATATGGACGATGTTCCAACGAAAAGAATAAGATCAGGTTAATCCTAAATTTAACCATACGATGAGGATTCAAAACGCACCATTAAAGGATTGTAAGACTAGCTGGGTGAGTTGGAATAAGACAACGAACGATTGAGAATGGAGCAAGAACTACTTTTGCAACGATTAGATGATAACCAGATCAAAGTTCCACAAGTCTAAAATATAGTCAACACTCTTACAGATAAACTGAGTGAGTATGCTGATGCTATTGAGGACAATGATGCATCATAGTATCTTAGGGCGCTTATTAACCCATTTGATCGGTCGGTCACCGATGTGCGCATCCCAGCTCTCTTCCCTGAGCTCACGACTACACAAGTTGATTATGAAATATAAGACTTTTCAATAACAGGGAGAGCGTTACTTATCATCAACATGACTGCCTTGAGAGTTCCATCTTATTTACTGATTAATAATCTACCAAATTCTTTTGACACATCACCACCAGTCCTTGGTTAGATTTAAGAGCTTAATCCCTATGGAACAGCCTGGAGTGATTAAATTCCTATCGCATCGTACAACACAGGTCTTAGCTACACTGACTTTAAGGCTCGTTCCACAGTACCCATACCATGGTTTAGCAGAATCACATCTGAATAGATTAGCAAGACTAGACTGGTCGGTGCTGGGGTGAGAATTAATAAAACCTCCAAATCATTATCTGAATCAGGTACTATCAAATGTTATTATAACAGTCGTGGTTAATATCCAAATGCATCGCTTGACAGACTATTTGAATAGCCTATCACAAATGGCAATACATGTCGCGTACAGCCTTCGCAAGCTCCAGAAAATTCAGAGTTCTTAATTCATGCCGCGTATAGACCAAGAGCTTAGAACGAATTGGACTCTTATTATCGGTTGTCATCAGCATTTGCTGAACCATCCAATGATAAACAATATCGTGTTCACTTGACCACCGATCTAGCACCAGAAGATGACGAGGGAGATAAGGCTCAGTACTTTGGCCCTGTTAGATTACTATCTACTGCGCCTGCGACACCAACAGCATTCAATTGGGTTTAAGACGTTGTAGCTCAACCAGGAACTAATGTTAACGTCTCTTTAGCTACAATTGATTTGCAACGACCCCACACTATTATCATCGCGTTTGAGAACTTCGACACTCCCATGGGGTTCAGTTTTGAGTTGATAAGGCATTTTGAATCTATCACGTCTGACACATCCACATTTTCATCTGGACGATTGTGTTCGCTGCCTAAGCAATACAGTAATACATTTGATATTCTAAGACATGCCGACCCGCGAATGTCATATATGAATCCAATTGACGTGTT